ACAGCTATGACATAGTAGGTATACTGCGTATTCGCCGCAGTTGAGCTATCCAAGTAGCTCGTCGCCCCCTTACTGGAGCTACCTGCATATGCTGCAGCTGTGAATGCTCCTGTACCTGGAGCACGCCAAATCTGATAACTCTGGACAGTAGCATCGCCAACAGTCCAGTAGACGATAGCATTCTGTCCAGAAGCATTAGCAACTACGCCTGTTACTGTAGCAGGTGCACCTGCATTCAGCCCTGTAACCGTCACCGCTGATGAAGTAGCCCACGATGAGATAGCAAGGTTGTTAGCGCTGATAGCCCGTACACGCATTACATATGCAGTGCCTACAACGCCAGGAGTTAGCACGTATGTTGTAGATGCTGAGCTAACTGAGGCACTTGCACCCCAGGAAGACCCATTATTGGTGGAAACCTGAATCTCATAGTTGCTCAAGCTGGGGCCTGTTGAGGCCGTCCAGTCGAGCTCCATATTGATTAGGATTGTCCCATCAGCTTGGGTAGTCCTGTTATACGTCAACACAGGCGATGTAGGTGGAGCAATAGTGTAGCCTACACCTGTAGGAGTATAAGTATAGGGTGTGAGTGTGGAGATGTCCTGCAGCGCATTGTCGAACTGGTTGAAGCTGAGCAGCTTTATGTACAGCTGTACACCAACGTAGGATGCCGGCAAGTTATAGGTGAACATGTCACCTGAGTTGATCCAGCTGAACGTCGATCCACTGGAGTGTGAAGCTGGCGTAGTATTGTATACGCCGCGACGTAGATAAGTCAGATCATACGTGAAGGCGCCTGTTGAGGTGACAGTACCAAAAGATACTACCTCATTGTTGATCACACTAGCAGTGCGAGAAGCATCGGCATCACTGCTGGTGATACCTGTAGGCAGTGCTGAGTCACTCTCTGTCAGGTCAATGTGGAGGGTATTCATCGTATCTGGGTCAGCATGAGATGCTAACGTTGCAGTAAGCGTGCCCTGAATAGTAGGGGTATTTATAGTCCCGACGTTGACATAGTTGACATTGTCTACACTAACCCAAACTTGACAACCACCCCAGTTAGCTCCTCCAGAGGCACCAATCCACAATTCAGGAACACCGCCTGTAAGGCTTACAGGAGGCTCGAAGATCAAGGGAGGATTGACGTTACCAGGATTTACCTGAGTATCGACGACAGTGTTAGTAATTCCCTGCCTAGCATAGGCAATTGGGACCCCGATGGATCCAGGGCATTCCTCAGCTGTGAACTTCAGATAGCCCTTCTCATCTTCGTCAACCTGGGTGATGCGCACAGGAGCGGCATTCAAGCCGATATTGCTGTCAGTCAGCGCAACAATGTCACCAGGCTCAAGCAGCACATAGTTATAGTCAAGCGTGAATGTATATGTGTTCCTGATATAGACGCTGCGCTGCCCTATCAGTGCAGCAACAAAGGATGCGACGTTAGGGTCGCAGATCTCATCAGCTGTGATCGTCTGGCTCTGGAGCTGCCCGTAAGTATTGACCGACGTTGAGTCTTCCCAGTAGGTGGGATCTGTATTGTAGAAGTCATTCCGGTTACGGTTATCGATCTCAACTCGGTTGTAGCCATCAGCAGGATCAATCCTGGTAACAGTTACAAGAGGAGAATTCCTGCTTGTCTGTATGAAGTCGTCTTCCGTGAGCAGGTAGATAGGCGTTAGGTTCGGAGTATAGGTTACCCCGTTATTGGTGATAGCGACGTCCCCGAGAGGGACGAACTTCATCTCGACGCCATTCCAGAAGATCCAGCTGTTCGTCAGCTGAGCCCACCTCTGGAGAGTCTGAGATGCCTGCTCCTGAGACCTTAGGTAGGGTGACAGCAGCAGTGTCTGTGCTAAGCAGTAGGTACGGTATGAAGCCAAGGACGTACTGTCAATGTACGTCGCACCTGGATCTAGACCATACTGTGTGTTAGTCAGGTAGTCGTAGACAATGTCTGCAGGATTCGCGTCAGGGATGCCTCCAGCAATACTGCAGGTACCACTTAGGTATCCATTGACGTCGAAGGTTAGATTCGGCAGAGATGGTGACTGACCAAGGTCAAACTTCGTTGACCAGACATAAGCAGTGCCAGCGTAGGCAAGAGCTTGAGCTGGGTAGTTTGTTGTAAACCAGCTTGGGATGCTCTGCGACTGTGTACCATACTCAAGTGCTAGGTTCCAGTAGGCAAGGGTATCCTCAGTCTGGTTCTGCCAACAACCGATAACGCTGGTGATAGGCCCTTCACACAGAGCAGCAATCAATCCTGTATAGTATTCATACTGCCCACCGCCTTTGCCGCCGCCGCCCTTACCTCCGCCACCTTTACCTTTAACAGGCTTAGATTCAAATGCCCCAGTCCAGATAATGTTGCAGCCTATGCGATTACGCCCCCAGAGCAGAGGAACACATACGCCAAGCGATGACGTCTGGATGTCGATCGACGTATAGCGCGTCGTCTTCTGTGCAGCCGATCCACTTCCAAAGATACCCATCTATTTACCCGCCATCATCTTTATATGGGCCCACACGTCGAAGTACTTCAGAGGGCGCAGAGTAGTTCCACGCTTATCTGCATACCGCAAGATGGGCTCAGTGAGATCGCCTAGTGTACAGTTACCATTCATAGCTGCCGCATGGATAATCTGGCCTGGCTTATGCGTGAAGATCCCGCTATGGGCGAAACATCGACCAAACTTGAAGAGGGCGATATCCCCAGCTTGTGGATTTTGTACCTCGACCGCGAGGGTATGCATCCAACCCAGGTATCTTTCCTCAGCTTGGTGCATATACCAGTTAGGCGGGTACGGGCGCGGATCGAACGGCTCGACAAGACCACTATGGACATAAGCGCCCACCAGCAGCATAGAGCAATCAACGGCACCATCTCGTCCCTTTATATATCCCTGCTGCCTATAAGGAGTATGCTCCCAAGACAGTGCTTCTTGCACAACAGCCGTCCTTGCCTCTTGCTCCTGTTCAGCGGTACCCATCAGTGAGATGGCTTTAGCTGTTGGCACTAAACTAAGAGGTACTGGTGATTGATTCAGCTCTTCTGGCGTCACAACGCAGCCTCCGCAGGTGGTACAAACGGGAAGCCGCGAAAATGTTGCAGGTTGCTGAACGTGGTGCAATTGGCATACGGCCCTGTGGCCTGTGTTTTGTTGCACCCATATACACAGGTGAAGGTATCCCCAGCACTCGGAACTGCATACATAGGGTAGGGATAGGCAACACCAAGTGCGCCTACTTGAGAGATTGTCCTCGTAGTTCCTTCGGCAGCACCAGAAGTCATAGTGATTGCGCCATAGGCTAGGTTATTGTAGCTACCTCCCGTAGGATCGGCAACCCAATTGAGCTGGATCCGATTAGCTGACGCAACTGTACCTGAGAAGGTATAGGAAGCCTTGACGACAGTACATCCTTGATCATAGAGCGCATGGATACATGATGTGAGGAAGCGGTTGCGTGGCATATACTGTTGATGCTTAATATTGGCGCCTCGCACGGTAATGTTAGCACCGATCTCGGTGATCTGAATCTGTCCTACAGGACCTGCGAAGATTGGTACAGTACCCAAGCTCGTGTCACCGTAGTTACCTGTGACAGGCATAAAGGCACGATCCATATCAAGCCATGCACCGTCAAAGAAGCCGTTATGCATTAGCAGCTTGATGTTGATTCCACCAGGATAGTCAGTTCCTGTAGAGTTGAGCTCTAGGGACATTTCAGGGACGTCCATCGTGTTCTTGACTGACCAAGTTTTGCGCGTCATTGCGAATGCGCTACCACTAGCACAGTACCAAGTATGGCCTCCAGATGTGATATTCTTATCGGCACTGGTATATCGAATAGTCGTACCATTAGGCAGAGAGAATGTGAATAGGTCAGCAGACCACCAAGGCTGCTTGCTGAGAAGAAAGCTTACCAGAGCCGTAGATGCAGGGCGCATAGTACCATTAACCTTTCAGACTCTCGATCGTGATCTTCCTCAGTGCCCATAATTGGTATAAGAACTTCTCCCACTCTTCGGTGTCGTTCTTAAAGTGCACGAGGAAGTAGTAACTGAAGTCTGCTGTGATAACCTGACCACTTGTAGGTGCCGTGGTAAACTGGATCTGCTGACCCATTGGCGTTGTCTGTACTAGGTTGTAGGCGCTTCCCGACTGTAAGGTACCGTTGAGATAGACATTCAACGTTGCCCCAGCATTCACATAGCCTACATTCTCGGTTTCTGTCTGGCCATAACCGTAAGTACGGTACATGGTGAAGATTGTAGTTGAACCATCACCTGTACCTAGCTGCTGACCTACTACAGAATTGTCATCCTGGTCCTGATACAGGAACGGCTTAAGACTACCCCCCATGCCGAGGTAGAAACCGAGTACTGTCCGCAGCTCGGACATCAATGTATAGTCTTCCTGCCGCTCATAGGTAAGATCCCACTCCCACGTAGGAGTGTTAGCTAACCCGATTCGGGTAGTGTAGCCACTACCGCTCTTGACATTGATGTTGTAGTACACTGGTCGCTTTAACACACTATACCCAAGTCCTAGGGTAACAGGAAATATGGGTAGTGTCACGGGATTACCACTCCAGACGAGGATGTTATACAGCAACTGAGCAACTTGGGCGGTAGTACCGCCGTTTCTAACCAACGTCTGAATGATCAGCTGAGCAACCTCAGCAGTCGTTCCTCCGTTCTTCGATAGTATCTGCAGTACTAGCTGTGTTATCTGTTCAGGAGCATTACCTGCTCTAACCAGACATTGTACCGCTAGCTGTGATACCTGCGACGTCATTACGACAGCGCCTTATATCCGGCTACTAGAGCATTGACGTCACTAAGAGTCCACGATACCCCTGTATGGGGGTTTATGGGATACAGGTCTGTAAAGTACTGCCAGCCCTGTGACAGTATATGACTACTTCCAGGGTAGTCAGTACCAGAGATGTGCAGCAACTGCTCAACAGTATGAGCAGCGGCATCTGTCTGCTGGTACGCACCTTTTACCTGCACAGCGATAATCTCACTGATGACGCTGCTCAGGGTTTGGAAGTTGAATGTGTCTTCATTGTTGACGGTTGATGTAGTATTGTACGTTGTGCCTAATGCTTGAGTACCTGGATTATTGATAGTCGAATAGTTACTACCAGTACTAGGAGTCCACGTCACAGAACTGTTACTAATTGCATAGGCATCAGCCACCCGCAAATCTCCGCCCCAAGAATTGCATGGGTAGATGCCAGGTCCTGTAGTTGTATCGAATAGCCGCATATCATCGACTATCAGTGCTCCTGATGAACCACCTACAGTACTGATAGCTGACCACCAATTATTCGAGGAGTAGGCAGTCTTTACACCCGTGACAGATCCAATAGAGCTCCCGTTGTACTGTACCTCAAAGACGCCTGCTGAGGCATCACTCTTCAGATGCACTTCCAGGAACCCAAAGACGTTAAGGTTAATTGCGTTATTAACTGATGTATAAAGAGTCGCTGCTCCGTTACCGCCATACAACCTTATGTAGCCATATACATAGTTCAGGTACAATTGTGCCTGGATTGAGTTGGTTGAGGAGTCAATGAAGTTCCAGGTTATATCTTCATAGGCCTTTATCGCAGTACCCCAATAACCTTCATTAAGGTTATATGCATAAGATACTGTAGCGTTACCTAATACCAATGCTTTGCCAGCACCACCACGCCCCGTAGTGAGGTTTGTGTAGCTACCGATGCTCCATTGAGCATACCCAGTATTAACAGCTAAGTCATAACTTTGGTATAGGTTATCAAAGCCTTCCATCCAAGTACATGCCATGACTACCTCCCTGGAACCATGAGAGCACCATTACGCGTCACGTTATTCAAGTACTCCTTGAACTCCTTGAAGTTGTTCCTAGCCGTAGTATGCATATCACCCGCACCCCCACTGAAGGACGGTGCATAGTTGATGGAGGAGTTATTGTGAGTAGTCGTATTACCTTTACTACCTCCTCCTCCACCCATTAAATCTCGTATGCCTGATGCAAAAGTCTTAGGCACGACCATCTCACCTTGGTGGATATTTGCTACCATATCCTGTGGGACGTTCATGGTACCTGTAGCAAGGCTTGCTAGACCTGCAAAAGAAGCTAGATCAGCATAAGTAGAGGCAGCTGCAGCAGGTGCTAATGCAGCACCAACAAAAGGAATTGCAGCCGTCGACGCACCGGCAGCGGCGCCACCGACTGCGGCATATGAAAGAGCCTGCGAGACATTGGACGTAACTGCAGCAGTGTTTGCTGTTGTATCTGCTGTGCTCTGTGCTCCTACGCGCGCAACAGACTGTGCTGTCGTTGAGCTAGTCATACCAAGCTCTGACGCAATCCAGCGTGCTGCCCGTACTAAGAACCAGGAACTCTCCTGGGCATTCGCAGCAGCGCCTACACCAGTTCGTGCCGCTGTATTCGTCACTGTAGATGCTGTCTTTGCAGACTCTGTTGCCGTATAGATCCCCAGAGACCGCAGGAGCAGGGTAATAAGACCTGACTCACCTTGTTGATCTTGAGCCTCACGGACAGCATTCTGTGTTGCACTAGATGCTGTCTTAGCGAGTTCAGTAGCAACCCACTTACCAAGCATCTTCAGAGCCATACTCGTGAACTCATCCAGGACGCTTGAGGCAATCTTCTTCATTGCGCCTTGAAATGTTGTAGTTCCGTTAATCATACCTGTGAGAGCAGACTTAGATGCCTGAGCAATGCCGTCGAATGCACGTGCCCAAGACTCAGTAGCCTTCTCAGATGCTTTATGCTCAGCCTCTGCAACTTGATCAGCAATGGTATCATGCTGCTGCTTCATACGCTCCATTAGCTCATCGCGCTTGTCGATTGCTTGCTGCTGTGCTACAGTACCTGCAGCTAAACTAGCAATCTCCTTATCAAGCATTGCGATCAGGATTTGATCATGCTTCTGTTGGAACTCATCAAGAGCATCAAGCTCCTGCCTCTTAGTAATCTGGTAC